GGTCATTGGCGCTGCTGGAAGAACACCAGGAGCGGTTCTTCTCCTCCACGCAAAGTGCGATCTTTCCGTCTTTCCCGATGCCATAATTGCAGCTGGCCTCTCTGGACGGGCTGGTAAAGCATCCGCAGATGCTCTCCGCCGTCAGCTGGCCGACCACACAGTGGGGAGTGATCCGGTCAATGGAATGCGTCCTCTGCCCAGAGTGGTTAGGGCTGAGTTTTGTGTAAGATACAAGGGAACTGTTTGTGTAAGCCATTATTCATTACCTTCCTTTCCGTTTTCTGCTCTGTTATGGAGCTGCTCTAATACCGTTTTGATCTTTTCCGGGATCGGCAGTCCCAGATGTCCTGCATTCTCCAGCAGGCTCACGCCTTCATTGGAGATGTAGAAAAAGATCACCGCTGTCCGTAAGACCGCCCCGGTTCCGATTACCTGCACATCGATGATGTTTGCAATTCCGACAAGCAGGAAGATCAGCACTTTGCGGAAGATCCCTTTGAAGCCCACTGCGCTGGATAACTCCCGATTGATGATGGCGCACATCACACCCGTGATGTAGTCGATCACCACAAAGGCAATGAGGGCATAAAGTAAGCCATCACAGCCGCCAAGGAAATACCCCAGCCAGCCGCCCACAGCGGAAAAGATGAGTTGGATGATGTTCCAGAATTCTTTCATGGTGCGTTCCTCCTTTGAAATTTTGGTATGAAAAAAGCGGCTGCCCCGAAGAGCAGTCGCTGATTTCCAGAAAATATAAAGTTATGCTGTCCGCTTCCACATATAGCAGACGATATAGGGCTGCAGGTTATTGTGGGCGCTGCCGGAACCTGCCGCTGCCGTGGAACCGGAAATAGTGTGCGTATGCGCCCCACCAGAGGTTGTGGTTTTATTGGTCACTGCGGTGTATCCGGACGTAGCATCGATAAGGACCCGGTTCCCGCTGTTCGTACCCCACGCGGCTTTCTGGTTCTGTATGTTATGCGTATGCGCTCCTGCACTCGCTGTAGCAAGTGTACCTTTGGCATGGGAGTGGCTTGGCATCTGCGCTGTTGTCAAAGCCACTGTAGATGCGCCTCCGGTTTTCTCCACCGTATTAAAGTTGCTATCCGATGTGTTAATTCCTACCGGCACCCTGCCGCTGCCCCACGCCACCCAAGTACCTCCAAAATACGTGGAGGGGTTGGTAGAACTGGTACTCATATAGATACTGCCTACCGGATACATCGTTTTTGCAAATTGCTGGATGTATTCTTTCAGGAGCATCCCATAGACTTTTACATCCCAGTTCTCGGCCACCTCAAAGGTATTATCACTTTCCGATACCTTTCCAATCGCCACACCTTTGCCGCCGTTTTTAAAGTCCATTACCACAGCCGCCGTGGAGACAATCTCCTGCACAGAAATGGTACTGAAGGCATCTTCCAGTATGTAACGCACATCATAGGAGGTCTCCGTGGAGATCTGCCCCCGGCCATAGGTGAAGGCGGTATTGGATGCAAAGGTCACCCCGGCGTCCGTCCACTGCTGTGCAGACACCTGCTTGTACTGGACAGAAGTTTTGAGAGTATTCTTCCCGCCACAAGTGGAATAGCCAAAGGACACCAGCGCGTGGATGTATGTCCCGTCATCATCCAGCGCCCCATTGCTTAAGCACCGCTGGGACAGGGATGAATTGAAATATGGCGGGGAATAGGCGGTCACCGTGATCGAAACGGAAGCCTCCGGCGATACCCGGCCTCTGGAATCCGTCACTGTGGCCTTAAAGGTAATCGTCCCAGAGTTATTGAGGAAACCTGTCGTCAGCGTGGACGCGGAACCGCTGTACCCGCCGCCCGTAATGGAGTAGGACTTGATGGTGGAGCCATAACTTCCAGCCGCCCTGTTGATCGTCAGCTTTACCTTGGACTTTGTCTGCACATAAATTCCCCATGTACTTGGCACTTCTCCATCAATCCGGGAAGCAGTCAGGCTGGAAATAGTCGGTTTCACACTGGCAGGAATACTTAAAGTCAGCGTACAGGTTTTGGAACCAATATTCGTATTTCCGTTATAGGTCGTACAAGTGATTGTGCAGGTACCGCTGATCGCATTCGGGATCTGGCTGGCCAGCGAAAGAGCTGGCGTCCATGATACAGAAGTTGCCGTTGTCTTGGTTGCAATTGTCCCGCTGGTATTTCCAAAGGAATACGTCAGCGTATGCGTAAAAGCGGAAGAAGCACGGCTGATCGAAATCGTGCCGGCAGACCCCATCGTCATATTCGCAGCAGATACGCTGGAGGCACGGGGGATGCTATCCAGCGTAATGTTGGCGCTGGCCGAGATGGTTCCATAGTACGTCCCGCTTAAGGTTGCCCGGATCTGGAACACTGCTGAAATCGCTAAGGACTTACTGCCATCGCTGGCATGATTGACCGTCCTTGATACCGTTCCCAGCAAATGTGTCCCCGTGGTACTAATCGCTGGGGAGGAAAAAGTCTGAGCCGATCCGTCGATGGTGCAGGTATTGTCGCTTCGCCCACTGATATTCAGACTCCAGTCATTCACCAGATACAGCTTACAGGTAACCGTAGACGTATTGGCAGAGACATTCTTGCTCTGCGACCAGTCCACCCGCAGCTTATAATGGCCGTCCCGGATGGAACCGGAAAAACTGCCGCTGGATGCCATCATTCTCACCTCTTCCGTTTCTCAGCATCTTAGACGGGACCTCTCCATTTGATTGAAAGGTTCCCATTGGTTCTCGGTATAAAATCAAACCACCCCCGACTTTCATTGCCGAGGGATAGCTTGTTGCGGATCTCCGCATTGGTAATCACAAGGCTCTGGTTGGAGATATAGGCAATCTTCTGCCCATTCTCTTTAAAGGCCAGTTCCTCGTTGGATAGTTCTGCCGTGAAGGCGTTCCCGACTTTTCCCAGTTCAATCAAAGCACCTTTAAACCGGATATATTCCTCCAAAAGCAACTGGTTCGTAGAGACATTTTCCTTGATTTCGTCCGTAATCGTAGTGAAATCCATCCTGATTTCTGTGCTGCTCTGAGTAATGCTGGTTTCAAAATCCTTCTGGATCGTCTCCATTTCTGAGCGGGAAATAAATTCCTCCCGTACGGACATATTGATCTGTTCCGAGGTTTTCGTGATCTCGGAGTAGCATTCCCGGATGTTTTCCTCCAAAGAAGCAATATCATCCTCATAACCGGAGAAATTCTGGAATGTTGCCTGACAGCTGGTGATAAGCGCCATGCGATCACCTCCGGTCAGTTTGATACATCACACTGCAGCGTCAGGATACTGTCAATATCCGCTGCGGAAAGGTAAATCACCTTCCCGGCCTTATCAAACTCCGCCGCATGACCATCCTTGTCCTGCGCATACCATGTATAGGTCAACGACTGTTTCTCTGTCGCAGCCGCCCAAGTCGAGCCGGAATACTTCATCAGAGTAACCGTCTGTGCAGAATGATCCACCTGATACCAGAAGTCACCTTCCTCTGGATTGGACGGAGCCGTCTCCGAGATACTGCCGAGCAGCGGATCGACTTCCTTCTGGTTGGTACGGACGATCACATAAGGCACCACACCGCCGAGATTGTTCTTGACCGTAAAACCTCCGATGGAAAGCATCTCCGATACATAAGGGTCGGATTTATCTTCCACCGTGATCACATCCTCATAGGTATTTCCCTTATAGGTCATCGTGCAGCGGTAGGACTGGATATTCACGATATCTGCCCCCGATACAGACAGGGTAGAAGAAGTCTCACCGCTGATATCCTCCCATTCGCCACCCGTGTATTTCGCCCACTGATAGGTAGCTCCTGTCGTAATCTCAGAAGCGCCGTCATAACCAACCGCTGCCAACGCAAGGCTGCCGGACTGGTTAATGACAACAGTACCTTCCGGTGCATACACGGAGAACACAATCGCATTGGCTCCGCTGGCTCCGTTGCTGCCCTTGTTGGATTTTGTCCATGCAAACTTCTTCACAACAGACGCCCCGGACACGGTAAAAGTCAGGTCTATCGTGCCATTTAAGACCGTTGCCCCGCCAAGGGTCGCATTGGCGGCAAAAGACAGCACCACCGATCCGGCCTTGGAAGCGGTCGCTGCAGTATTGCTCTTTACAGTCACGCCAGAAGGCAGCGTCCCTACCGTACAGGTGCAGGCAACCTGTGCAATGCCTAAATATCCCATAAAGGGAATGGTTATCTCAGTTGCCGCTGCTACCAGCCCGCCGGAGGTACAGGCAATATTCTGTGCCTCATTCCCAAGGATGACGGAAAGTCCGCCCGTTCCGGCTGCACCCGGTTCGCCCTGGGAGCCGTCATAGATCTTCGTGAGGGAAGTCGTATCATAAACATCCGGGTCATCGGTCGCCAGCTTGATCTGGGCCACCCCATTAAAAAAGACAGCATGATCCGGTTTCACTACCAAAGTACCGCCGGAAATACTGGCATTGTCCGATGTGGTGGGATAATCCTTCCATGCCCCGGTGCTGTCCTTATACTGCCATGCCGTAATCGTGACTCCCTGCACCTGTGCCGTCAGCGTTGCCTGCTTGGCCCCGACCAGAGAAGAATTGGAATCATACTTAAACACATAGGTGTCCGCAGACAGATAGGCCAGCTTTGCGTTCTGTGCATTACGGATCAGCGTATAGGTGATGTCGGCGGAGATATTGACGGTGTTCTTTGTCTCTGAGTCATAATAGCTGATATAGCAGAGGTAGGTGAGCATCCCAGAAGTGGCTGCCGCCAGCTTGTTGGCATTGACCGTTAGAACGCCTTTAGAGACACTCTCCCCGGAGGTCAGCGCCGCCTCCGCTCCGTTCCCCTCCTTCCGTTTCCACGAAATCGTAAGCCCCGATGCGTCCAGCGCCAGGTTGGTCTGGTCGAGAAATACCACCGGGGTAAGGGTCAGGGGTGTGCTGGCCCAGTCCGGCGCATAGGTATGGGGCAGCACGTTGGGATCTTCAATCTGAGACTTTGGCAGATTGGATGTGATATAGGCCGACAGTTTCCTCTGGTCCGTAATATCTACAAAGGTCTGCTGGCTGGAAGTTAATACAGTAGGCATATCGATTTCCTCCTTCTTAAATCGTGATTTCACAATAGAACGATGCGTTGTCGGTCACATCTTCCGTGGTAACTGTGATAGATTTCATCCCGATATGGGAACTGTCCCAGTCTGCATCGAAGTCTTCCCGACCGGAATTCCGGTGCCAGACAAAACTGCTGGCCGGAAGAGTATCCGTAATCTCCTTATCCCACGAATACACCCGGCAGCGAAGGACGCTGCGCTGCCCCTTATCCCGGAAGATGTTCACCCCATCCACCACCAGTTCTGTCCGGTACATTTTTTGTGCATTGATCTGATCGACTTTTCCCGTAATCACCTCGATCTTAGAGGTCTGCCCTAACAGTTCATCTTCAATAGAAGTGATATTCTGGTCTTGCTTCGCAGACTCCGAAGTCAGACGGACACCTGCAGCCCCTATCGTGATGGTGTTGCCGGAGGGATTCAGATAATCCCTTGTACGGCTAAGACACAGATATGTCCCGTCAATCCCGTGCGGTTTGGAAATGCAGCGCACATACATCCTTGCCCGGATATCCCCGATATCTGCACCCGTATCGGACTCATCCACGATGGTCAGTTCCATGCTGGTGACACCTTTCACAAGTTCCGAGAGTCTGGCATTTGCTTTCCGCAGCAGGTTCCCTGCCAGCGTCACATCCTCCCAGATCTCGGTCGTCCAGATCCATCCGATTTCTTCGACCGCTTCCTCATCGTACACATAGTTCTTGCCATCGTTCACCGCCGTAATATCCAGCCGGGTGTCCGTCTCGGTTTCGTTGCCATCCTCATCGGTCTCCGTAAGTTTCGCTCCCAGCGGAATCAGAGCCGTCACCCGCTCCGTGTGGTCACGGGTAATCTTCACATCCGTGAGATTCTTACCAAACTCCACGGTTTGCAGCGACCGGTCGGGAAAGTCCTCCAGATAATCCAGAAATTTTCCCATATCGGTATAACGCACCTGCAGATACCCGCCATGCGTTTTGATCAGCTTGTCCTGTATGGCATCCATCGTCACGGAGTAATCGGAATTGCTGTAGCTGATATAATCGTTGTTATCTGTAACCGTCACTGTACCGAGAGTGAACTGCTTCTTTTCCTCCACTGCTGCATTATGCACGGAGAGGAACTGCTCCAGCAGTCCACGGAGTGGCCCCTGATAGGAAAATGGAGGCTGCATGGTGTCCTTCAGATACGCAAGGCAGGACTCGCATGTCCATGTGTGCGTATTATAAAAATCTGTCCCATCATCTAAAGCTCGCCCCTCAAATACCGTAAGGGCATCCTTCTTGCAGACAATGGTCGAAGACATCGGCTGGATCGCAGAGAGATAGGGATGGTTGAACGGGGCAGAGAGAGTCAGGCTGTCAATATTCTCCGCATCCTCCTGCACCTTCGCCTCCGTGATGGAAAGCTGGGACAGATGGGGATGATAGAACAACTGGCCATCCACAAAAACTCGAAACAGGCTCATAAGCGTCCCTCCCGGTACTGGAAGGTGGTCGTGCCTTCTCCCGTAATGCTGACCGAGTTTTGCCCTTCCTGCAGTTCCAATTCCGGGAATGTCCATGTCCCGGCACTGACGGATTTGCGGAATACATCTTCACCGATACTCCAGCTCAGTGCTGTTTCCGCTGTCGTGACTACCGTAGGTACGACAGGCATATAGTCATTGTTCAGGATCGCCGTTCCGCCTCCGGTAATAGAAACTTCCGTTTCTTGTGTATGGTACCGATAGGCATCCCCATCTGAACATGACAGCACCATCTGGCCCTTTCCTGTGAGGGGATCATAGGCTGGTTCCAGTTCCAAGGTGCCAACGGCATATAGCTCCGGCTCCTCACTGAGAATCACCTGACACAGCTGTCCGGCATAGAGATTGGCAAGCATATCCTTCATCTGATTAAACTTTTCCCGGCTCCCTAACATGGACAGGGTAATCGAAAAGCTCCGGGGCTGGTAGGATACCCGCCCAAGAGCCTCCGTAAAACGGATCGGAGCATTGCGCCCCGGTACCACAACCGTATTGGTCTGTGACTGCGGCGTTGGAAAGTCAATTTCCTCCCTGAGCCAGCCCATCGAAAACATCCACAAATCATTGATTTTCACATCTGCCCTCATAGGCTCAGCCTCCTTTGCAGTTTCTGTGTTTTTCCAAGGCCGCTGTCAATGGCAGGGAGCAGATGCCCTACCAGCGTCCCGTCATCCAGATACAGTCCCTTGCAGCTGTTTTCCGCAATGATCGCCAGATATTTCTCCAAAGCACTGGTGTTCAGATAGCTGGAAATCATCTGATCCAGCTGCTGGTAAAATCCCTTCAACGGAAGAACCGCTTCCCGGCCAGCCTCACCGCCCGCCATCAGGCTGCTGCCATTCATGCCAAAGATGGTCGGTTTCGTCATGATACCGCCTTCCTTATACCAGTCAATCGACAGGTGGGGAACGCTCGGCGGAGCAAGGGATAACTTGCCCGTAATCTTGAAATGGGGCAGTTTGATCTTCGGCAGTTCCAGTTTCATGCCGGAGAAGAAGCCACTGATCTTATCCACGATCCCTTTGATCGTATTTTTTGCCGCTTCAATCGGCTTCGTAATGGCGGTCTTAATCCCATTCCACACCGTGGTGGCAGTACTTTTGATCCCGTTGAATACGGAAGTCACGGTACTCTTCACAGCATTAAACACACTGGAAACCTTGCTCTTGATGCCATCGACCACTGCGGAGATCACAGATTTGATCCCGTTCCACACCGTAGAAGCTACAGACTTGATGGCATTAAAGACGGAGGTCACTGTATTTTTGATGGCATTGACCACCGCTGATACTTTGCTGCTGATTGCATTCCAGATCGAACTGATCACGTTCTGGATGGCCCCCATAATGCTGGAGATCACACCGGAAATCGCAGACAGCACGGAACTGACGGTATTTTTAATTCCGTTCCAGACGGAAGTAACGATATCTTTGCAGTTCTCCCAGATAAACCGGAAAGGCAGCGTGATGATGTCCACGGCCCCTTGGATAATAGAGCCAAGCAGCATTACTGCTGTCTGCACTACGTTACAGATGCCATTCCAAACATTCTGCAGGTGTGTCCAGAGGTTGGAAAACCACGTTTTCACACTTTCGATCATGGTGCCAATCCCGGTACAGATGGTATTCCACAGGTTTCCAAACCACTCCGTGATGGCACCCCAGTTCTGGATAATGGCAATAATCCCGGCAATAGCCGCCGCTACCGCCGCAATCACGGCAATGATCGGTAGGAGGGAGATATTCAACGCGCCTACGGAAACCGCCAAAGCCGCAATGACCGGAGTCAGTGCCGTGAAAGCTGCAAGCAGAACGCCAAGGATGATGATAAAGTTCTGCACCGGCCCCGGCAGCTGCTGGAACCAGTTGCTTACCGTCTGGATCACCGCAACCAGCGGAGGAAGGATTGTATTAGCGATCTCAGCCAGCTTCTCTCCCAGAGGAACAAGGGACTGCTGCAGCTTCCGGGTGTTGGATTCCATCTCCTGCATAGGCGTGGTCGTTGCATCGAACAAACCCTGTGCGGAACCTTTCACACTGTCATAAGTACTCCCCACCGAAGTCAGGGAAGTGATGAATTTCAGGTTCCCATCCTCGGCCATCGTTCCAAAAGCAAGAGCTGCAAGATTTAAGGCTTCCTGCTGGTTCGTACACCCGGCAATATCCGCCACGATGGAGTCAATGACCTGTTTCTGCGTAGCGCCGCCATTCTGCCAAGAGGTAAACAATTCCTGTGTCTTTGTGGAGAACATCCCGATGGACTCCCCAATCGTGCCATCCACCAGACGGGTGGTGACCTCGTTGATGGCATCGTTGACCTTGTCCAGGTTGTAAGCGCCGTTCTTCAGGCCATTGTCCAGAAGCTGGAAATATTCAGAGGCAGAATATCCCGCCTGTGCGAATTTACCAGCATACTCAGATAGGTTATCGCCCAGCTCATTGGTCTTATCCAAACCGTTCTGGGTACCCACCACGATGTAGTCCATAGCCTCCTGGGCGGTCAGGCCATACTGCTGCATGAGGGAATTGACGCCCCGGAGGGTTTCATTCATGTCAATGCCATACAGTTCCTCCAGCGTGAGGGCCTGCTGGGTCAGATTGGTCAGATCGGTTTCGCTCAAATCCCCAAGGTTCTTTTTGACCATCAGAACCGCATTGGCCACGGCATCCATGCTTTCCCCGACACCGGAAGAATACACATTTTTTATAACAGCAGCAGATTGTTCAGCAGCCTTACCCGTCTCGCCAAAGTAGGCGTTCACCTTGGTCACGGCGTTCTCGGTATCCGTATAGGCATCCAGCGCCTTATCGCCGATTTCCTGTATCTTATCGCCCACAGCAGACAGCTGATCCGCCGCCTGCATGAGCGCAGCGCCTTTCGTATTTTCCGCAATCTGGCCCACATCGTCCGCTGTATTTTCCGCAGCGTCCCCAGCCTCGTTCAGCTGCTGGATCAGGTTTTGGATCGCCTGTCCGTCATCCACCGTGTCCAGAGCATCTGTCAGCTGGCGGATATCAGCTTTCCCTCCTGTGGCAGACTTCCCGATCTTCTCAAGGGCCGTCCGCAACTGATCAGAATTGGCAGTCCCGTTTTTTATAGCCGAGGTCAGCCGGGTGCCAAGGACATCCGCATAATCATCGACTTGCGTCCCTGTGGCAGCGAACAGCTTTTCTAATCGTGCTGTGTTCTGAGAAAGGCTGTCCTGCTCTGTCTGTAGATTGGAAAGATCAGCTTTATATTTATTCAGCTTTCCACGGGTTTCCTCAATCTCCCGCTGAAACGCCTGATATTTATCCGCCCCGATATCCCCACGGGCAAAGGCTGCGGCCACCTGTTCCTGTGCAGCTTCCAGAGCCGACAGCTTTTCTTCTGTCTGGCTGACTGCCTGGGCCAGCAGTTCCTGCTTCTGTGCCACCAGCACCGTATTAGAAGGATCGAGTTTCAGGAGACGGTTCACATCATTTAAGGCAGACTGCGTTTTCGTGATGGAAGAATTGACGTTCTTTAGGGCTTTATCAAGACCAGTGGTATCACCGCCAATCTCCACCGTAATGCCTTTAATCCGGTTCGCCACAACCCTCACCTCCTTAAAAATGGGCGTAAAAAATGCCCGGATGTCCTCCGAGCATGAAAAAAGCAGCGATTATTGCTAACCGATGCTATCCATATAAATCAATGCATCTTAAAACTTGTCGAAGTCCTCTTGAGTGGCAAGTCTCTTATATTTCACGCCGTCATTGGATTTTTCCGTCCACATATCCAGAACCAGCCCAATCGTAAGCAGATCCAGATCCCGGATGGAAATCCCCAGTTCCACACTCCGCAGAAGGAACAGCGGCGTGGTCATTTCCCGCTCACTTCTGCCAATCTTTTTTTTGACGTCACATCCGTCACAAGGTTCTCGCCCCACAGTTCCAAAATCTGTGGCAGTACCTCATAAATGGAGAACATATCAAACTGATCCAGCCAGTCCTCAATCTTTGCCGGAATGCTGTTATCGGCATGATAGGCCATCACATAGGCCACGTTCTCAAAAATCTCCAGATCCTCGATCTGCAATTCCTCACCATTTTCCGTCTTACCCTTATAGGATTTTTCCAGCTTGGACAGGTCCTTGAAAATATCCCGTTTAAACTTCGCCCGGTACAGGCGGGGGATCGTGGCAGAGGAACGGAAGGGCACCTTTTTCCCGCTGATTTCTATCTCACGCTTAATCATACGCTTTCATCCTCTCCGCTTATTTCTTCTGGTTCTTCTTCAGTCGGTGTGTACACTGCTTTATACCAATTCGTATAAGTACCGGCATCTGTGGTATCGCCGGTTCTGGCCTTGACCAGCCCATCGGAACGTGGATCAGCCGTAATTGACAAAGTCTCCGTTCCCGGTTCAATCGTATCTTCCTTCGTCTCCGATTCGATGGACGGGCGGGAGGCAGAACAGTTATACAGTACATGACGGATGGCATTCACATCCCCGTCAAATTCAAAGAGCAGGGCAAATTTCACGCTCTCACCGACGCCGCTGTTTTCCACCAGCACGCCTTTTGCATCCAGTTTTTCCTGCAGGATCTCCGTGCGGAACCACTCCGGGATCAGGGCAATCTCCAAATCACCGCTGTAACCGTTGTTGGTCACACTACGGAAGTAAACGATTCCGTCCGCATAGAACGGGCTGGTTTCACCCTCCGCATCCAAGCTGATACTCACTGCACCGGGAATTGCCTTTGGCTCCGCATACGAAAAGGTAGTCGTACCATCGGAATCCGTCTCGGTCAGTTTCGCAGCATGGACATTTTTCAAGTTATATTTCACCTTGTTTCCCATGAAAATCATACCTCCATTTCAAATGAGTAGAGGACTTCATAGAGTTTTTCACTCTCGATCCAGACCTCTGTTTTGTCATAAAAAATACCGTGCGTATCCAGCACGGCTTCCAGTTTCTGCTCGACAGACAAATCTTTGCAGTCTGTGTACAGTTCGATATTCACACTGCTGACCTTCAGATAAACCTTCCCATCTGCGGAAAAGTTATCGCTCTGGGGCAGAAGGTAGCAAATGAACGGAGGATCGGGGGATTCCCCCTCCGCAAAATGGTCATAAGCAAAAGGGATGCCCGTTTCCTCTAAAAGTCTTAGCAAATCATCCATTCGTCAGGCTCCTCTCAATCTCACGCTCCAGCTGTTCAATTCCAGCCTCTTCTGCAGCAGCGATATGGGGCCTTGCTGCAACCCGGCCGCCACCGCGCTTCGCATGACCATACTCCAGCAGATGAGCAAGCTGATACCGGTTCCGTGAATGCACGGTTACCTGTAGGGCATTAGAAATTTCCTTTGTAGTCTTCACAGCCCAGCTTTTGGCATAGTCCCCGGTATCTCTTGGTGCGCTGGCTTCAATATCCTTCCGGACGGTTGCCGCCGCTTTCTTTACCGCGGATTTCATATCCTCAGCAGCCAAATCTGCATATTCTTCCAATTCCCCCATCACTGCCGCAGAAAGCTGGCTGATTGAAATTCCTCTACCCATCGCTACCGCCTCACTTTCTCACAGGACAGCTTGATGCTTTTGCGCCTGTAATTCATGTGATCCACAGCGGCGATATTGTAAAGCCCCCCATTGAACTCCACACGGAAACGGGTGCTGTCAATTTCAGCCGCCTTTTTACACCAGCGGATCGTAAAATCAATGCTGGAGTCATCCACCACCATCCCTGCGTCAGTCTGTTCTTTCCCGGCCTCGCCGCTGACGGTCGCATAGCAGGTATAGAAAGGCTGCCATTCATTACGGCGGTTTCCGATGGCATCGGTGACCACCGTATTCTTTGAAATGAAAATCCTGACATTCAACAGTTCAATTTTCATCAGAAAGCCTCCTTCCTTGAGCCAAACAGAAGGGAGCGGATTGTCAGAGCCAAATCATGATGGTCCGCTTCCTCCCGGTGTTCATAGAAATATGCGGCTGCATACATGACAGCAACTTTTACGGTCTCATCCTTTTCCAAATCCGCTGTTTCATCGGCCCGGAGAATATCCCGGCAAAGCTGCTCGGCAGATGCTATAAAACCCGTAATCAACTGGTCTTCATCTTCATAATCAACCCGAAGATACTGTTTCATCTCTTCCAGCGTTACCACCATCATCCTCACCTCCAACAGGGAGGAAGGGCATAGATTCTATCCTTCACGCCCTTCCATATCTATCTGTGTCCTTAACCTGCAGATCCAGCCTTCTGCGCCAGTACCTTCACGGCTTCAGAAAGGATCAGCTTTCCGTCCACTCTCTGAGAGCCAAGGAAACCTACCTGACCGTTTGCCGCATACAGCTCGTTCAGCCGCTTAAAGGAACGGCCCTGGCGGTCTGCAATCCAGTAATAAGAGAAATCACCAAAAGCGATGGTCTTCGCCCCGGCCGCAATGGCAGGCATATAAGCAGAGGTTTTCACCGGCCGGCCAAGGATCGTATCCGGCGTACCGGCTACCAGGGACGGCTGCCACAGGTACTGGCCGTTGTTATCCTTCAGCTTACGGATGGCTTTGATGGTGGAGTCATTCAAAATCCACACCGCATTTTTACGGTACGGAGATTTCAGAGAATAGAACAGATCCATCAATTCATCCGCTGTCACCGCAGTAGCGGATGCCGCCGTCACACCGGTTTCCGCACCGCCAGAGGCAGCCAGGATTCCCAGCGGCTTTCCGGTACCGTCCCCGGTAAAGAAGGCTTCTTCCTCCTTGGCGCCGATGCGTCGGGCAAACTCACGGGAGATGTAGCTTTCCAGATCAAAAACGCTGTCGTTCAAGAGTTCCTCGGAAACCTTGATCATCGTCCCCAGCTTGTAGGCCCCGATGGATACCTGGCCGAAGGAATCGTCGCTCTCGGTATAGGCGCCTTCCTCGTCAATCCAGGATGCGGTGCCCTTCGTTGCCACCACCGGAATCTTGCGGTCGCCGCTGGAGGTCTGGATCACTTTGGCGAGCTGGCGGAACACGTTCTCTTCCTCCAGCGCCTCCACCAGGGTGCGCTCGTACTCATCCGGCACCAGGTATCCGCCCTCGGAGTCCGTACCGATCTGCAGGGCGTTTACCACAGAGGGCATGGGCGCTTTGGAGCGCATCATGTTCCAGAAATTCTGCCGGTACTCATCCGTGGCGCGGCCGGTCTTATTCTCCTCCTTGCCGTTCATAGGCTTACCCGTCAGGGGCTTGTTCACCGGGCGGTTCAGTTCCGCGTCCAGCGCCTCCTGGCGTTCCAGGCGGGCGATCTCCTTGCCAAGGTCGGTAATTTCCTGCTCCATGCGGGTGTAGGCGGCGTCATCCTCGGCAGACAGGACGCCCTTATCATTTCTGTGGGAATCCAGAAAGGCTTTGGCGGCTTCCCAGGCTTTCGCGCGCTTCTCGCGCAGTTCCAAAATCGTCATAGTCGTATCCTCCTTAATGCTTCAAAAGATTGAGCCGCTCGTAGAGACTGTCTACAGAGCGGCCCTGGGGGTTGGGTTTTTCAGTTTTCTTAGGGTTGGTCCTGCATTTGGCTGCGATCTTATCCATAAGTGAATTCACCACAGCGGCTTTGGAATAGAGCATGGACACCGCAGGCGGCTCCACATCCTCCGGGATCTCCGCTCGGTGCAGGACATCGTCGGCAAAGCCAAGCTCCACCGCCTTGTTCGCATCCATCCAGGTCTCGGCATCCATCAGATGGGAGAGCTTAGCGCGGGACAGCCCGGTCTTGATCTCGTAGGCGTTGATGATGGAATCCTTGACGCTGGAGAGCATCTCGATGGCTTTCTGCATTTCTGCGGTATCGCCCATCGCCACCGTCATGGGATTGTGGATCATCATCATGGACACCGGAGATACCAGCACCTTCGTGCCGGCCATGGCGATGACCGAGGCTGCGCTTGCGGCGATGCCATCGATCTTTACGGTCACATTATGGGGGTAATCCATGAGCATGTTGTAGATCTGAGCGGCCGCCACACAGTCCCCGCCGGGAGAGTTGATCCAGACGGTAATATCGCCGTCCCCGGACATCAGTTCCTCCTTAAAAA